AAAAGAACTTGGATATGTTACAGAGAAGAAGTTCTTGATTAAAAGAGATCGCATAATGAGGATTCCTCACTACAAATTCCATGAAAAAGAAAATAATCAAAAAGACAATCAACGGAAAGTCATGGAAGATACGATTGGGTCACGCAGGAAAAACAAACGGAGTCGATAATGATGGAATTTGTGACTACTCAAGTAGAACTATTTTCATCAATCCAAAATGCGAAAGGTCAATGTTAAATGTTCTATGCCATGAATTGCTTCATGCGAGGTTTCCCGACCTTGAGGAAGAAGCAGTCGAAGATATGGGGACGCTTCTGGCGGAAAGTTACGAAGAAATGGAACAAATTTCTTGATATGTTTTGACAAAGTAATTTCAAACAATTAAATCAACGAAAATTATGTCCTGCAATTGCAATAATTCCACTTACAGCAGCACTTGCTGCCCCGACACTCCATATCCACAGGTTTCACCGGAGTCCGTTCCTTCTTTGATTTCTAATCTTGTTTATGCTCTATATGGCACGATTAACAAGACTGTGGTTAATGGTCGCGTAGTTTGGGATATTCCTTGTGATCCAAATAACACAACAGAGGTGGATGACATTCCTCGTGAAGAGGGCGAGGGATTGCTTTGCTACTTGCTTCGTTTGTTTTCTAATTCACTTGATGGATATGGAACATTCTTACGCTGGGGATTTACTGGTTCTGGTCAATCTGCATTCACTCTGACTGGAGCTTATCAGCCAGATCGAAATGCATATTTGGCATATATTGATGGTGTTGTCCAAGACCCCATTAGTTACACTATTTCTACTTCATTGCCGCGAGTTTTAACACTTGATACATTCCTCCCAGCAGGCTCAATTTTGACTATTGTTGAGCTTTCGAGCCGAGCTGGTGCGACTGGAGCCACTGGCGCTGTTGGAAGCACTGGAGCAACAGGAATTCAAGGAAATATTGGAGCATCTGGAGCAACGGGATCAACTGGTCTTCAAGGAGCAACTGGACTTGGGTCAACTGGCGCAACAGGAGTTATTGGCGCAACTGGTATTAGGGGCGCAACTGGCGCGACTGGTGCTGGATCAACTGGCGCAACTGGAATTCAAGGCGCAACAGGAGTTGCAGGTTCAGCAGGCCCGTTTGGTGGTGTTCGTTGGGCTTATACGGGTAGCAATAATACCACATTTAATATTTCAGGGAATACGACAAACAACCCATTAGCTTATTCAGTCAACATTGATGGCGTTACTCAAGACCCTGTTAATTACTCAATCAGCGGGGCAATCTTAACAATGTCGTCACCTATTCCATCAGGATCGCAAATTGTAATTATATCATTGAATGGAATTGCTGGAGCAACTGGAATTAAAGGTTCAACTGGTGCGTCTGGAATTTCACAGGTCATTGTTCGTCAAAGTTTTACATCGCATGACATTGATACTGGATATAAGCAATTTTACTATACTCCAGATGCCCCTATTGGATGGACATACGGAACTCGACTTCGCGCAGTAGCTAACTCGGCATATCCTTATGACTGGGTTGAAGGAAATGTTATTGAGGTAAATAATTCTTGGGTAAAAATTCAAGTTGATACAGTCCAAGGCAGTGGAAATTTTGCTGATTGGGAAATCGGCATTGCTGGTGATGGAGGACTAGGTGCTACAGGCCCAACGGGAGCTACTGGAAGCACAGGGCCAGTTGGTGCAACAGGTGCTGGAACAACTGGTGCAACTGGAGTTGACGGCCCAACGGGAGCCACGGGAAGCACAGGGCCAGTTGGTGCAACAGGTGCTGGAACAACTGGTGCAACTGGAGTTATTGGCCCAGATGGAGCCACTGGATTAATTGGGCCTCAAGGTGCAACTGGTTTTGGTGCGACTGGAGCTACTGGGGCAACAGGCGTTCTTCCTCCTTCTAATTTTGGAAATGCATGGGCATATACTGGAGATGGCATTCAAACAGTATTTGCAATTACAGGTGGATTGTCTATACTTGCTACAGCATATCTTGTTTGCGTTGACGGAGTTTATCAGAAATCAACAAATTACACTATTGACAATGTAATCCCAAGAACATTAACTTTCTCGACACCAATTCCATCTGGATCGGAAATAACAATAGTATCACTATCAGTAGCTTAACAATCAAAAACAACTAACAAACAACTAAAATAGAAAAACTAAAATTATGCCACTAACTAAAGCAACACAAAATGTAATTACACCTAATATTGTAACTACAGATACAACACAGACGATCACAGGAATTAAAACAATTTCTACAAGTTCTACATCAACGGCACTAACAATCACGCAAACAGGAACTGGTGACGCATTCAAAATTGAAGATTCAACAAATCCAGATAATAGTCCATTTGCAATTGATAATGATGGAAATGTTGGAATTGGAACAACTTCTCCAGAAGCAAAATTGCATATTGTAATGACAGAGGGTTCAGCATCTGGTTATACGGGTAAAATATTAGTTGATAATAATTTTCAAAGATTATTTTTAGGAGCATATTGGGAACCATCGGCAGGACAACACGGAATTGTTTCAGCAATTGACGATTCTGGCGCAGGAACTCCATTGCTTTTAAATAAAGCTGGAGGAAATGTTGCAATTGGCAATATTAACCCATCATATCTATTGCAACTTGCAACTGACTCCGCTGCAAAACCATCAACAAACACATGGACAATTGCATCTGATGAAAGAGTTAAAGAAAATATCAAGCCTTTTACAAAAGGACTTGATGCTATTAATTCTATAAAACCAGTCATTTATGATTATAATGGAAATGCAGGATTTGAAAAAATTAAAAACAATGTAGGTGTAATTGCTCAAGAAATAAAAGATATTGTTCCAGAAGGCATTTCTACATTTAAAGCAAAATTAAATGAAAATGATTCTGAAAAAACAGAATTATATAATTTCAATTCTCATGCTTTGACTTATATTCTTATTAATGCAGTTAAAGAACTATCTGCTAAAGTAGCTGAATTGGAAGCTAAATAATATGCCATACACATCCAAAAAAGTAAATTTGCCAGAAGGTTTCGTTGACCTTGGCGAGGAAATGAAGCCAGCGATGGCTATAGAAATTGAGCGTGAACCATCTTCTGTTCACTATCCTTCTCTCTATTTCAGCAATGCTAAAGAGTTGATGGATTTTCCGAAAGAGGGGACTGCTGTCATTCACTTCAAGAAAGTCATGGAAAAGAAAGAGACTGTGATGCGCGATGGCGAAGAAAAGAAATGCTATTGCGTAGAACTTGAAATCCACGGCATCAAATCCAATGGCAAATCCAAGATGGAGCCAATGATGGAAGAAGAAGAGGACGATGAAGACGCTATTGAAAAAGGCTTGAAAGAAGCCGAGGGCGAAGAGGAAGAAACTGAAGAAGAATACGAAGATTAATTTTATGGCACAAGATAAAACCATGCCTCCAACCGAGGCTCCAACTCCAACACCAGAAGCGATGCCGGGGGAAATGGCCGCACCAACTCCTGACATGGCTGCTCCTGCTGGTGGTAAGGTTATGGTTCAAATGCCATCTGATGCTTTTGATTCTATCTACACCCTTGTCAGCCAGCTACAGTCTGGTCTTGAAACACTCAAAGCTGAAGTTGACGCTCAAAAAGGTGGGGAAGCCGTTGCTGTTGCCGAAGAAATGGCTCCAGAGGCTGTTGCTACCGCTGAAGACGAAGAGTTTCTTAAATCACTTGCGGCAGAAGGTTCGATGCGATAATGTCGCGCCATGTTTGTCTCGCAAATCTTTGAGGAATGTGCTGAAATTCTAGGAACGACTGACGAAAGTAAAATCTTTCGTAAAATTCAGCAGGCAGTAGCGACATTGATGGAGTCTGGTCACTGGACTCACTCTGTTGCTGATGTTGATGTATGCACAGGATGGGATCGTTGTTCTATCACGCTTCCTCGCAATATTGATGTTCCTCTTGCGGTCAACATTGACGGCTCTCCGACATACTTCCGCAATCGCCTATTCCAATACCATGTAAACAAAGGCGGAATGTTCAATTCCGTTGAATGGGCATGGGATGATCGCGGATATGTTGCTACACTCATGGACATCATTCAGCCTTCACAGCTTATCGCTGTTGCTGAGTTGGAGAATGATGTTGGCAAGACGCTTCGTGTTCTTGGCAACGATCAAGACAATCGAACACTTCGCTCGCAACTTGCGAATGGAACTGGCGTTGATGGCTTGCTTGTTCCAATTCACTCGCAAAGTGATTTTGCGTATGGAACGATTACTCCAGATGATGCTACTGTAAAGACCCGCAGTGTTGCTATAACGCCAATCAATCTCTTTACAAGCACAACTGCTCACGGACTATCATCTGGTCAAGGAATGAGCGTTACTGCGACAACTGGAACGATTCCTGTAGCATTGGAGAATGGCCAGACATACTACATTGGAGTAATCGACGCATATACAGTCCAGCTTTTCAATGATCCTCTGAATGCCCAAGCATTGCAATATCCAATAGATTTGCAGAGCATTGTCGGTGCTGGCAACTTGACATTCCGTGACACGCGAGAAGCAGAAGTTGTCACTGCGCTTCAGCTTTCATCTGCTCCTGCATTTACACTTGATACAGCTAACCAGCTCACATTTCCAACTGGACAGTCTCTTCCATCACCACTTAACTCAAATCAGACATATTATGCGAATGCAGAAGATGCTACGCATTTGACGATATTTGAAAGTGAGAATGATGCAAAAAAGAATATCAATCCAGTTTACACCACTGGAACGACTGGGCCAGTTCCTCCTGCGCCGGGAACTCTGTATGCTGATATTCGTAAACAAATTGATCCTCAGACAACTCTGACATTCTCTGTTCGCCACTACTACAATGATGGAGATCAAGTTCAAGCATTTACTGCATCTGGCACGCTTCCAAAGCCACTTATTGCGAATCAAAACTATTTCGTAAATGTTATTGATCCATTTATTGTTTCACTGCACGAAAATAAAGCAGATGCATTAGCTTCATCTCCTACAAATCTAATCAATCCAATTACAATTAAAGATTCTGGAAGCGGGACAAATTCCATTGTTAAGCTCATACCAGCGTCTGTTACTATAGGATCGGAATCTCAAATAACGGCAACTGGACTCAATATAGCTGCCCCATCTGGTTCTGGAGCGCAATTCCAAGCTATTACTGTTGGCTCTGTTGTTTCTGTTCAAGTTACTGCTGGAGGTTCTGGATATGGAGCAGCCCCAGATGTTACTTTTTCTGATCCTCCTTCGCCGCCACCGGGAAGCAATATAGAAACATCAACTGCCACTGGATATGCAATTATTGTGTCTGGCGCAGTAAACCAAGTAGTTATTACAAGTGCTGGGCTGGGATACTCTAGTCCACCAACGATTACCTTTAGTAGCGGTGCGGCAAAAGCATCTGCAAAAATACAAACTTCATTTATTTCTGGATTTAGAAAGATTTCAGGCGGATTGAATTATACTGAACCTCCACAAGTTAAAATAACTGGAGGAAATGGGAGTGGAGCAACTGCAACGGCAACAATAAATAGTAATGTTCTAAATGTTTCTTTACTTACAAGGTCTGGTTTTACTGCAACTGCCACAACATCATCCGCTCATGGTTATAGTGTCGGTCAGTCAGTAACAATTTCTGGAGCAATACCAAACGCGTATAATGGAACAAAAGTAATAACATCTGTTCCATTAACAACAATAAGTGGAGTAACTATTTCTAGGTCTGGAACAATTGCTACTGCCGTTACTCCAACTCCACATGATTATTCTACTGGAGATGTTGTTACTATTAGTGGAGCAACTCCTAGTGGATATAATGGAGCATTCGTAGTTACTGTTTATTCTAATCCAAATGAGTTTACTTACAGTGTAGCATCCACACTAACAACTCCAGCTACTGGAACTATTACATCTAGTGTCCCTGATCCAACTGGAACCACATTCCAGTATGCAATTGCGTCTGGAACAACAACTCCAGCAACAGGCACTATCACATCTTATTCTGGCGATGTAACACAATTAAATGTAGTTACATCTGGATTTGGATATACCGGAACTCCAACAGTTACAATATCTCCATCTACTGGTGTTTTTGTTGCATTTACATCAACTGGAACTCTTCCTGCTCCGCTTGTGTCTGGAACTGCATATCGCGCAGAATCTCCGCTAAATACTTCTACTGGAAACTTTACTGTTAAGGATGCTGACTTTAGTGATATTAACATCACTTCTTCTGGAACCGGAACATTGTATGTATCGTTATCTCGTGCATTCAGCGTAACATTTAATAACAACTGGGAGGGCGAGTTTACTAATCTTGCTACTGGACAAGAATTGTATTTTGGAACGGATTATCTACTTCCTAACACTAATCCATCTATTGATAATGGAGTAACACCATTTTATTTAAATAAGATTAACAATACGACTGGCAAGATTTACAATAGTCTAGTTAATGCTAATGCTGGCGGAACAACTGGTCTTATTACTGTTACATCATTTGGCTCTGGTCAATCTTATTACGCACTGAGAAAATCATTCCAGTCATTGCCATTTGGAAATGTGATTGTTCCTAGTGAAATCGAGTATCTAAATGAAGGTGAAATTGTAAGGTTCTCTACTACTGGAGTTCTGCCATCTCCTTTGATTTCTGGAACTGATTATACGATCAAACTTGAAGGAAATAAATTCAAGGTATATTCTGGAGTAACCCTGCAAGTTCTAACCACTCCGGGAAATGGTCAGTTGAGCGTTGACATTATTCGCACATTCAATGTCTCTCCATCTACGAGTATTGATGCTGACCAAGCCCACTTTAATACTGGTGATGCCGTTGTTCCTCGCGCCAAAGAAGGCGATGTGTTGCCAACTGGATTGACTGCTGGAACGACATACTACGCTCGCAGGCTAGATAACAATTCGTTTGAGCTTTACGATACGCTTGCTCATGCAAGAAATACTTCTTCTACTACTGGCCGCAAGATATACACGACAACTGGAGAAACTGTGGAATCAACATTCTTTGTTGACTCTGTAACATTGCCAACATTTGTGAAGTCTGTATCGCAAGTCGATAAGCCAATTACTGAAGGTTATGTTTCACTCTACGCTTACGATTATGGCCGTAGCAATGACATGACTTTGATCGGTCAATATCATCCATCTGAAGTTAATCCTCAATACCGCAGGATTCGCATTGGTAAGCCTTGTGCATGGGCTAGGATTTCTTATCGTATTCAGACTCCAAGTATCACCAGCATCTACGATTTCATTCCGCTGGAGCAAGAGCGAGCAATCATCACTGCTGTTCACGCCTGCGATTTGGAAGACAAAGACTTTGCGGATCAGTCCGCTCGTTACTGGCAGATTGCCTTTGCATATCTCAAGAATCAGCAAGAGAGCATTGATGGTCACGCAATGTCAGTCCCGCAAATAAATGCGATCACATATGGCGATACGACTGATCCAGTAATGTTCTAATGAAAAGCGCACAGATTACATCGGGCAGAGAAGTCAAGACTTCCTCTGGGTGGCTTCTAGGGGTTAATTCCGTTCGCAACCCGTGGGCATTGCCAGATAATCAAATCAAATGGGCAGTAAACTGTTCTGTTCGTGGTGGCATTATTCAGACTAGGCCGGGATATTCAATGCGCCTGTCCTTGCCTCCGGGCAACTTCCAAGGTGGAATTTTATTTTCTGCAAACAAGCAAGCCAGCGCATCAGACACAATCATTCAAAATGGAGTTACGAAAACCATTCCAGCGCAAATTTACAATCCAGATGGAACAACATCTTTGGCTGATGAATTGCCGTATGTATTGTTCGCGGTTAATGGTAATGTTTACTATTCTCCATTCCCAATTATTCAGCCAAAAAACTGGGAGGATTTTCGTCTAAAAAACATCAAGCTCGATCCATCTGTTGACCAATTTGTTTTTACATCAGCAACACAAACTGCACAGGTTTCAACTGGTGGAGATGTAACTGTTACTCCATCTCATCGTATCGTTGTGATTCAAGATGGGATTTCTGCTCCCGCATATTGGGATGGATCAAATCAGACTGGTATCCAGACTGCATCTATTCCTATTGGATACTGGATGGCATATAGTGGGAATCGGTTGTGGGTTGCCTCTAAAAATATTGTTCTTGCATCTGACTTGGGCGACCCCACATCTTTTACTGAAAGATTGACTGGGACTGGCCGTGGAGACTTTGCATTCGCTCGCGTTGTTACTGGAATGACGAACTATATCGGCCAGAACAATGACACGAAACTCGTTGTTTTTACGGATCGTGCAACATACTCACTTGCCAGTGGAATCTATGATCGAACGCAATGGGCAAGCACGGCAAACTTCCAGACTACCTTGTATCCTACGATTGGATGCGTTTCTGGAAAATCTATTGCGTTTCAAGCTGGTCAGCTTTGGTGGTATTCTCAAGGCGGATTGGTTTCTGCGGATGTCGCTGCATCTGCATACATAACATCTCAGTCTGTTTATCGAGATATTGAAATGGCAAGAGTCAAATCATACATGGCTGGAGATACCAGTAAGATTTGCGCGATGAACTTTGAGAACTATCTCCTCTATTCTGTCCCATACTTGGAGCCGTGCAACTCTGCTACAATGGTTCTTGATTATGCAGCGGCGGCAGAATGGTCTTCTCAAAGGACTCCAGCATGGTCTGGTGTATGGACTGGAACAAGGCCCGTAGAATGGATTTCTGGTGTGATTGACGGAACTCCTCGTTGTTTCCATTTCTCAGTTGACTATTCCGCAACAAATGATGGTTCATACAACCATCTCTGGGAGGCATTCACTCAGAATCGCGCTGATACATATTTTGATATTGATGTTGATGGTAACATTACAGAAAAGGTCAATCGTATTTATTCCCAGATGGAGACTGGACTTTTGGGTGATGGATTAGACTACAAGCAATTTCAATATGCAGAAATTGAGGCTTGCGAAATTGGCGGAACTGTGGATGTCAAAGTTTCGTATCGTGGCTCAAAAGGATCATATCAAAATATTCTTGAGACCAGATTGCTTGCTGTGACGGAAGATTATCAATGGGTCAATACTGACTACGCTGATGAGATTGCAAAATTAGGATTTCTGAACACGCAATACCGCAGGCTAGTTACTGAAAACTCTCAGCGCAGGCAATCAGCCATTACTTGCGAGTCCGTTCTTACAAGCGATATTGATAAAGCATTTTCCGTATTGATCGAATGGTGCGGGGAGTTCGGTGTAGAGGCACTTCGCATCTTCATTGATCCTTGGAGCGAGCGCAGCACAGGTGTTCCGCAAGCTCCAGAAACTAAATCTTGTGTTACATCTCAAGATGGAACAAGTCTTGAAATTGATTTGCTTCCCACTCCATTTGAGCAAGCTGATACAAGTCAAAAATCTTGGTGGGCAAAAGAATTTAGAACTGTCACCCTTTCCTGCACATTGAATCCAGCAAAATCAATTTCAGCTACTGCATCGGCAAGTTATCTTTCAAGCATTTCTCAAATTGATGCCAAGAATCAAGCTGGGGAATTGGCCCAAGTTGCAGCAAATCAGGCAGCGCAACAATATCTATATCAGAATCCTTGTTAATATGCCATCCATTACAACAGCAACAAAGCAAGTAACTCAGTTTCCATTCAGATATATTTCGCCATTTAATGACGATCCAGTTGTTCCATTGTATTCGTCAGTTCCACTGTTTACTCCTCAATCTGGATGCTTGCCGTGTGCTGCCTGTGGAAATTATTCTGACCGCAAAAAAATCATTGCTCAACAAGCAATCCGATTTAAGGATTACATTCCTAACGAAATTGCAGGGAATAATCCAAAGGTTGGATTTAATTAATAAATATGAAAACCAGAATCGACTATCGACTCATATCTAAAGACTCATTTGAATTTGGAAATTTACAAGACTTCGCTGAATCGTTTGACCACAAAATTGTCGAACATCCTAACATCAATGTTTACGCTCATTATCGGAACGGTGAGTTGTTTGGCTATTCTGACCATGTTTTCATTCCTACTGTCTATCCAGCTTTTCACCCGAATCATACTAGGCCGCAGGATGTAATTCAAGTAATGAGCGATTGGCGATCTCACGCTCAACTTTCTGGTGGTCTTGGATACATTGGCGTTCCACTTATTGATGATCGTCCAAAATTTACTAATGATGTTATGAGTAAATTGGGATTGACTAAGATGAACAGAGAGATTTATAGTTACGATTCATTGACTTAAAAATGGGTGGAGCAAGCACAGTAAACGCAAGTAGCTATTTTTCAAAACGCGATCCATCGCGTGACATTGCTATTGCAATGATGATGCAACAAGCCCAACAGCAACAGATGCAGAATCAAGCAGAAATGCTTAAAATGTATTCTGAAATGACTCCAGAGCAACAGAGATATGATGCAGCCGCTCAATCTCGTAGGGCCGCAGAGCTTGGACTTGGTAATATTTTGCGACAAAGGGAATTGGAGCGCATTTCCAATCCTCAAGAAGCCGCAATGCGACTTGCTCAATCTAAGCAGATTGAAGACCTTACTGCACAGCAAAATGCGGATCAGTATATGCGCGAGTATATGCGAACTGAAGGACTTCCAACGCAATACGAGACTGGCCTTGGCGACTCTACTATTGGCCGTGCTGCAATGTATGATCGTGCGCTTGCAGCTAAACAGGCATACGAGGAAAATCTAACTGCACAACGCCAATCATATCTTGCAAGAACACAAGCCCCAGTTGGCGGTTTATCTCCAGAGACATCTATTGCGGGAAAAATGGGGGCTGAAGCTCAAAACATTGCCGCAATGGAAGCATATAAACAAGGGATACTTGGTAGTGCTGGTCAACTTGGGCAAACAGGCTTTCAATCTGCAATGAATCAATTTTCTAATCTTGGAGGAATGCAGAATGCTCAACAGCAGTCTCAGCAAACATATCAACAGGCCATGCTTGACAATCAAGCTCAAAATCTAGCATCTCAACGCGCAATTACTGGCGCATATATTCAAGCTGGTGGACAGGCCGCATCTTCTGCTATTGGTGCTTATGGGAAAACTGTTGG